CAGTGGAGTGATGATTGGTCTAAGTGTGCCGTAGATGTACCAGACACAGCATGTCATTGGTATATCACAGCACCCGATAGCACCATGGGTGAAGGATTTAGTTGGGCAAATGCTCCGTGGTTTAGTGTTGAGGGTCTCCGTGATGTTGGAGAACTTCATGACACTATGACATCACTACAAACTGCGAGCGAAGCATGAATCATTATCTAGTTTTCGTATATGGTGTATGCTTTGCTCTTATTGGTGGTGCCGCGTTCGCAATGATGTGGGCAAACATTATGTCAATTGATATGAAACCAAAACCAGTCAGGAAAAAACATCCTGAAGCACCTGAAGCAGGTGAAGAGGTAATGTATGTGGATTTGACAAGAGAAAAATTGGAAAACCTTTACAAAGAAAACAAATAATGATATATAAAGGGCGTATCAGTCGCCCTTTTTTAATGAAAATTTTTCTAGATACAGCAGATACTAAGGTCATCAAAGAATATTTTGAGACAGGGTTAGTAGATGGTGTAACAACCAATCCTACTCTTATTATGAAGAGCGGTAGAAATCCAGAAGATGTATATCAGGAGATTAAAGATATTGGAGTTAAAGATATCAGCATGGAAGTTGTTGGTAATTTTGTTGATATGTATATGGAAGGATCAAGACTTTCCCAAAAGTTTGGTAATGTATGCACGGTCAAAGTTCCTTGTACCCGTGAGGGTTTAAAGGTCTGTAAGGCACTATCTGATGAAGGTATCAAGGTTAACGTCACACTCATCTTCTGTGCCGCTCAAGCAGTCCTAGCAGCAAAGGCAGGGGCAACATATGTTTCTCCCTTTGTAGGACGTTTAGATGACCAGTCAGTGGCAGGTCTTGAGGTTGTCAGATCCATATCTGAATTGTATCGTATTCATGGTATTAGGACTCAAGTTCTTTCAGCATCTATTCGTAACGTGCAAAGAGCTGTACGTTCATGGTATAATGGTGCTAGTATATGTACTATGCCACCTAAGGTATTTGATCAAATGTACGATCATATTCTCACAGACAAAGGTCTGGAAATTTTTGATAACGATTGGAAGGAGGTTCAAAAATGACATTCACAGTATATTCAAGGGACGGTTGCCCCTATTGCACTAAGGTCGTTCAGGTGTTACAGTTAGCAGAACAGAAACACGTCGTGTATAAATTAAACAGGGACTATACAAGAGAAGAGTTCTATTCTAAATTTGGAAATGGATCTACTTTCCCACAAGTTCTTGTTGATGATACATCTGTCGGCGGATGTACTGAAACAGTAAAGTATCTTAGAGAGCAAAAATTAGTCTAATGGAACAGAACCTCAGCGACATCTTTGATTTAGTTGAACATGCTATTGATAATGCCTTTGAGGGACGACTGAACTTAAAATTCTATGATTACTTAAAAGATACTAAAATTAAAAAGCACGAAATTGATTCATTTATTGAAAGCACCACAGCCGCAGAACTCAAAGATCTTACAGTTGAACTTGATGAGTATATCAAAGGTGGTGTTGACAGTGAACACAAACAACTTCGCGAGGGTTATGGTCACATCCCTAAACCTCAAGCAAGAAAGATAAAAATTTATTTGTATGGCATCCTAGAGGATGCATGGAGGTATAGGTATGACCGACGACCTGGAAGACGAAGAAAACTTTCTAAATAAATCAGAACCTCATATTAATCGTGGGGTAGAGTTGCTTCTACGCAACAGGAGGGCAAAACCAGAACAACCAAAAACTTTTCAGATAAAGTTTGGTAAGATGGTCGCTCTGTTTAGAAGAGAGATTGTATTACACCTGAACTTCTATCTGGACATCAGGAAGAAATAATCTCCGGAGTATAAAAATGTTAGCAGTAGCACTTACAATTGGAACTCTTGTTTCAATTATGTTCTTTTTTGTAGGAGGTGTGGTAGGATGGTTAGCAAGAGAAAACACCTGGGTAAATCAACCAATCTATACTCATCCAGAGATGTTTGACGAAAATGGAAATGTATTACCCGACGAAATTTTAGCAGTACGATTTGAAAACGATTATGAACCCCACGAAGACGACGACGAAGGTTAAACTTCCCCCCAATCCTTTTATTCATGAGATCCTTGATCTTGTTGTTAAACAACGTTCAAAGGCAAAGAAGATTGATATTTTAAAAGAGTATGAAAATGATGCTCTAAAGACAATCTTTATCTGGAACTTTGATGACACAGTTGTCTCTGTTGTTCCAGAAGGTGAAGTTCCATTTAAGAAGAATGAAGTTCCTATAGGAACGGATCATACTTCACTTAGACGTGAACATAAAAATCTTTATCATTTTGTTAGGGGTGGTAATGATAGTCTTTCTGCTATTCGTAGGGAGACTATGTTGATTCAATTACTTGAAGGACTACACCCTGAAGAAGCAGAGATTATTTGCTTAACAAAAGATAAAGTTTTACAATCTAAATATAAGATAACATATGATATGGTCAAAGAAGCTTATCCAGATATCCAATGGGGAGGCCGCTCATAATGGCAAATCAGTTGGGAGAAGCGCCCCAAAGAATAGAGAAGAAGGAAATGGAACAATCCAATCAAGAAAAAATAGAAATTGTTGCATCTGATTATGATTGTCAAATTCTTCTTGAGAAAACAACAATTGAAACTGCAAATGATAAGTCTTTTCCTACAGACGCAAGACTTATCTGGTACGTTGTTGATGGTGTAGAGTGTATAGACCTTACTCGTTGTAATAAAGTATCAAAGATGTTTGATATGTATTATGATAGATATGGTAAAAGTTCTGTACAAAGAATTGATTTTGGATATGGATCTATCAATCCAAGACTCTGGGGCAATAAACCTAAAAAAGAAAGCAAAAGAAAATGAAAGACGAGGATCTTAAAGAACATATTAACTCTTTGATCCGAGATGAAATCCAAGATGTGATCAATGATTTTGTTGAGGAAGAAGAAGAGTCAAAGAAAAGTGGTCTTGGGTTTGTTAAAACTGACGAACAGAAAGAGTTAAAAGTCAACGTCTCTCAAAAAGAGATTGACAAAATCATTAAAGATTACAAACTCATTAAAAAAAGTCAAAGATCTAATCTAACTCAGATTAAAAAGTTAGCGTTAGTTGATAAACACGGCAACCCTTTGAAATAAATACAATAGCAGGACTGTAGCATATGCTTTCTACCCAATATCGATTGCGTCTAGAGGCAATCTGTGAAAAGATTGTGTCTGGAGATGTGGTTTCTTTAGATGACATGATTTGGGCAAATAAATTAGCAAAGTCAAATCAAAGTGCATCATCGATACTAAGGAAAGCACGTAGGCAAGCAAGAAATCCTGACATGCAAGAGGGTGGTCTTGATGATTTTATGAACCAGATGGACCTTGGGGACCCTGATCCATCTAATCATTCATCAGGGTTCGGTAGTCCAGACGATATTGTAGATTGGTTTTCGCACGAAAAAACTGATGATTGGAGACAACGTGATTGATTATGTCTGTGTCCAGACATGGGATCCCATCTTTGAATGTATGTGCTATCATTGGGTACACAAGTCCGAAAAGAATCCCGTGCAATTCGTAAAAAATCTCAACCCTAATGAGGTAGTTCTTTGAAGCAACTATTCATTGTTGATATTGGTAATGGAGAATGTGTAACTCATGATGGATATATCCAGATTGGTGTCTTCAGTCACACAGTTGAGAAGCATCTTGAATTAAACCCTCTGGTTAACTGGCAAGTAACTTATTGGATGCCTGATATTTGGATGAATAGATATAAGAGAGTATCATTCCAAAAAACTGAAAAGAAAAATGAAGGTTCACCCAGAACCGATAATGCAGGAGATAGTCGTCCAAGAGACTTTCCAGATCAAGCAACTTTAAGATTAGAAAGAACCTTATGAATAGGAGGGGAACATAGTGCAAGCAGTAATTTACAGTAACGGTAGTCAAGAGTGTGAAAGAGCTGGTATGCTCTTGAAAAGTATTCATGAAGATTTCCATGAATACTTCTTGGATGAAGATTTTACAGAGAAGCAGTTTCATGCAGAGTTTGGTACAGAGGCTGAATACCCCCAGGTTGCTATTGGACTTAAGCATCGTGGTGGTCTTAAGGAGACTCTGCATTATTTGAATAACCACAATTATAAATGTTCGTGTTGATACCAAGACACTTGACTAAATAATGTATGAGGTCTATAATAGACCTAACGTTCATCCCGCTCTAGGGTGGGACGCAAGTAAGTCGCGGAACGGAGCCGTTCATCCCATGATTGATTTTCTCTTATATACAACACTTAGTTGTTCTGATGCCGATAGCATTATGCTACGGATGAGAAGTAATGAAGATCTTAACAATCAAGTTAGGATTGAGTTAGTAGAAGTTCTTAAAGAATCTACACCTGAGTGCTATTGGGACGCAAACGACTAAAGGAACGGACCTAAAAATCCAACTACTTTAGGAGTACCTACAATGAACACATTAAACATAATCAAGAAGCAGATCAATAAAGTATCTGCCCTGCACGACGCACAGATTAGTCACACCTCATATCGTGGTGTTAATACTAAAATTACGAGCGTCAAACCAAGTGAATTGCATGGTAAATTTACATACCGTGGACATACTTACACTAAGTAATTGCCAAATCAATTGAATAGTGTTAAAATGGGAGGGAAACCTCCCATTTTTTATGGAAAGAGATAAACTAAAACTGATAGTAAGAAATCTAAGATTGCTGGTTGATGCTCTTGAGTCCGAAGTGTATTCGGATACTGATTCATACACGACCAAACAGGAAAACTTTGATGACCCTACTAGCAACTATATTTTAGACTACGACGAAGTTTTTGAGGACGACGATGGATAAGATAGATACACAAGGAATGAGTGTTCCTAGTGATGGTAAATCAAAATCAAAAAAAATCCATCCACCACTGGTGATACCAAAACGAAATGTCTTTACTGATTTAGAAAGACAAGAACTAAAAGACATTATTAACGAGACACTTGATGAACGAGAACAACGTAAAACTAATCAGCGCAACCCCTGATGCGGAAAAGCACATGGCATACTGTGCCAGGGTAAGTAATCCAAACAACCAAGAGAATGAAAAGTTCTCTGGACTGCTTAAGTATTGTGTGAAGCATCAGCACTGGAGCATCTTTGAGCAGGCATATATGACGCTAGAGTTGAATACTACTAGAGGAATCGCAGCTCAAGTGCTACGCCATCGTTCATTTACATATCAGGAATTTTCACAACGCTATGCTGATAGTTCCCTACTCGCGGAGACGATCCCTTTACCTGAACTACGCAGACAAGACACCAAGAATCGTCAGAATAGTATTGATGATATTGATGCGTTTGTTCGCCAAGAGTTCCAGATCAAAATGCAAAAACACTTTGAAGAAGGAATGAAACTCTACAAAGAGATGCTTGATGCATCAATTGCAAAGGAGTGCGCTCGTTTTGTGCTTCCTTTGGCGTGTCCCACCAAAATTTACATGACCGGCTCAGTTCGTTCATGGATCCATTATATCGATTTGCGTTCTGCAAATGGTACACAGAAGGAACATATGGATCTTGCACTAGGTGCAAAAGAAATCTTCTGTGAACAGTTCCCTGCTGTTGCTGAAGCAATGGAATGGGTTTCATAAATATTTACACCAACAATTGAGTTATGCCAACATACCCTGTTATTAATTTAGAAACAAAAGAAAAAAAGACACTCAGTATGACAATGAAAGCATACTCGGAGTGGAAAGAAGAGAATCCTGGATGGGATAGAGATTGGTCACAAGGATGTGCAGGACAGTCTACAGAATTTAAGTGGACTGGTGAGGCCAATTCCAATGGATGGAATGAAGTCTTAGATCGTGCATCTAGACAACCAGGAGCAAATGTCAGCAAAAACCGGTACTACGGTTAACCCTTCTAATCTTTTATAGCGTATGACCTCAAAAAGAAAGTCCCAAACACCAGTAGTCCCATTCGGGATGAGCAATAAGCACATGAAAAGAAAGAAACCAATTAACTCAGACTTGATGAAAACCATCGAGCCGCTGACAGAAAACCAAGAAGAACTTTTCCGCTGTTATAAAAATGATCAAAATCTAGTTGCTTATGGTTGCGCCGGAACTGGTAAGACTTTCATTACACTCTATAACGCCCTTAAAGACGTATTAGATGTAAAGACACCCTATGAAAAGATCTATATCGTCAGGTCGCTTGTAGCAACCAGAGAGATTGGATTTCTTCCTGGAGACCACGAAGATAAGTCTTCCCTTTACCAAATTCCATATAAGAATATGGTAAAGTATATGTTTGAGATGCCAACGGACACTGACTTTGAGATGCTGTATGGTAACTTAAAAGCACAGGGCACCATTTCATTCTGGTCCACATCGTTTATTCGTGGCACAACACTTGATAATGCAATCATTATCGTTGACGAATTCCAAAATCTAAACTATCATGAACTTGATAGTATTATTACAAGGATTGGTCAAAACTCTAAGATCATGTTCTGTGGTGACGCAACACAAACTGATCTTCTTAAAACAAATGAGAAGAACGGAGTTATTGATTTCATGAAGATCCTACGCATCATGCCTTCAGTTGATATTGTTGAATTTGGAGTAGAAGATATCGTTCGCTCTGGATTAGTTAAAGAATACTTACTCGCTAAGATGGAAATGAATTTATGATTTTTGAGCATTGTAATTATCTCGGTGACCTTGAACTAAACAAAAAAGAAACAAATGGCATCCGTCTCTATAACCTTCCAAATGGAGAGTGGGTGCCTTCAATTACATCGGTAACTTCTTTTTATAACCGACAGATCTTTATCAACTGGCGAAAGCGAATTGGTGTTGAAGAAGCAAACAAAATCACAAAAAAAGCAACTACCCGTGGCACTGACTTCCACGAAGCAGTTGAAGTATACATGAGGAACAATGAAATAAACTGGGATGACTTTCGCCCCCTTACTCAGTTTATGTTTCATCATGCTAAACCATATCTGGATAAGATAAATAACGTACACGCTATAGAAAGAACTCTGTACTCAGAGTATCTTGGTTTAGCTGGTAGAGTTGACTGTATAGCAGAATACGAAGGAGAGTTAGCAGTCATCGATTTTAAAACATCTGAAAAGATTAAACCTGAAAAGTGGTTGGAGAACTATTTCGTTCAAGAAATGTTCTACGCAACTGCTTACTACGAACTTACAGGAATCCCGGTCAAAAAACTTATCACTATTATGGTTACTCCTGGTGGTGATGTCGAAGTATTTGACAAAAGAAATAAAGGGGAGTATATTAAATTGTTAGTTCGTTACATTAAAGAATTTGTATCTCACAATCTTAGGACAGAGAATGGAGAATGAACTAGAAAAAGTATTGGAAAGTAAATTCTTTTGCCCTTCTCGTTTCGCACAGGAAATAGAATCTCTGGTCCAAAAAAATGCTGGCATGAATTACATTGATGCTATCGTTCACTTCTGTGAACTTAATAGTATTGATTTAGAGTCAGTCCCTAAACTTATCTCCAAACCGCTCAAAGAAAAGATTAAGTGCCAAGCATTGGAACTTAATTTCTTGAAGCGCAGTTCCCGTGCGAAATTGCCCCTTTAATTCCAAAAAAGGGCGAAAAAAATTCCCGGCAAAAAATTCCCTTATTACTTTTTTTGATGATGCCGTATGATGCATATCGTTGTTACTTGTCGATGAAGAATCACTTCACGAAGGACAAGTATGATTACCACAAATACTGTGGTAAAAGTCGTGCCACTGTGCAATCTTTTTATAAACGTAAAGATCGCTTTTGGTTTGAAAAATTTGCACGATCTAAATCTGATAAAGAAGTTGAAGAGTTTTTTATATCTAACTTTATCACCTGCACTGATCCAAGTAAACTTTGGATAGGAGAAATGATCCGCAATGGTGAAAGTAGATACACATCATGGAAAAAGAGAACTCAGTCTCTTTCATACTTATTCAAAGAAGAAACAGAATCAGTCTTTGCAGATAATGATTTTGATGCTATGTTTAGTGTGGATGGTTCTAGACATCCACAAATACTCAAAGAATATTTGAGTGGTAGAGTTTCACTTGAGACCATGGTGATCTTAGATGGAATTCTTGACTATAAAAATAAGTGGGACAAAAAACTTACTGATCCGGTGTGGGAATCCGTAAGTATGAAAATGAAGAAGTATTCTCCATTCCTAAATATCGACATACCCCGTTACAAAAAAATTTTAAAAGAGGTTATCATTCATGGCACTTAATAATTCCGAAGTATTAGAAAATCTGCAAAAGCAGAAAGTTGAAATGGAACAGCAACTTGAAAATCTTCGTGTCACTTACTTAAAAGTTCTTGGTGCGATTGATGCTCTTACTCAAATTGAAGAGTCAAATGATGTTGTCGAAGAAGAGACCGAAGTCGAAGAGGAAACTTCTGAAGAATGAGTTTCTTCGATTCTGATGTAGTCCGTGCGGAAATGACACAAATCCAAGAACTTCAAGAAGAAGTTTATGGTAATGTCTTTAAATTTCCCTCAATGGACAATAAAGAAAAAAAATTTCATGTAGCATTACTTGAAAAATTAATTGACAAACAACGCATTCTTTTTACAAGATTGAGTTTATCTGATGATCCTGAAGCAAAGCAGATGAAAGATAATATCATTGAATCTGCTAAACTAATGGGTCTTCCTGATGGAACTAATATGAATGTTATTTTTAATAACATGTCAAAAATGCTTGAAGTGATGAAGACCCAGATTGACAAATCTGATTCTGACCTATAGAATACAAGGGTACACACAAGCCAAATCCGTACAAATCCGAGGTAATCCTATGTCTTTCGCAGACCTTAAAAAGCAATCTTCTCTTGGTTCGCTGACTTCTAAATTAGTAAAAGAAGTTGAGAAGATGAACAACACTAGTGGCGGTGGAGATGACCGTCTCTGGAAACCTGAAATGGACAAGACTGGCAACGGTTATGCAGTCATCCGTTTCCTGCCCGCACCTGAAGCAGAAGAACTGCCTTGGGCAAAGATGTACTCCCATGCCTTCCAAGGTCCTGGTGGTTGGTACATTGAGAACTCTCTGACCACATTGGGACAGAAAGACCCCGTATCAGAGCATAATCGTGAACTGTGGAACAGTGGTCTTGACTCTGACAAAGAAACGGTTCGTAAGCAAAAACGTAAACTGTCGTACTATGCCAACATCTATGTTGTGCAGGACAAGGCTAACCCTCAGAATGAAGGTCGTGTCTTCCTGTACAAGTTTGGTAAGAAGATCTTTGACAAGGTTATGGAAGCAATGCAACCTGAGTTTGAAGATGAAACTCCTATCAACCCCTTTGATTTCTGGGGTGGTGCTAACTTTAAACTGAAACTGAAGAAGGTCCAGGGTTACTGGAACTATGATTCATCTGAGTTTGATAAGGTTGCACCGCTTCTAGAAGATGATGATGCTCTTGAAGCACTATGGAAGAAAGAGTATTCACTAAGTGCTCTCACTGCCACTGATCAGTTCAAAGAATATGATCAACTGCAGAACCGTCTTAAGATGGTGTTGGGACAAAAGTCTGCACCTCGTCGCTACGATGAGGAACTGGAAAATGAGAGTGAAGGTCGTGGATCTTTCACTCCAAACTTTGAGTCAAGCAAACCACCTGCTGCTGGATTTAATGCACCAGACATTACTCCTACTAAGTCTGCAGACTCCGATGAGGATGATGCTTTGTCTTACTTCCAGAAACTTGCTGAAGAGTAATTACTGATATAATCTAATATTTTCAGCACGTTTGAGGGTTTCACTTACATATTGAGTGGAACCCTCTTCGTATGTCATGAGATCTTCTAGATCATCACGAACCACCTGAACAAATCTTGGTTTCAATAGATAGATATTCCTTTTTCCTTCATTTATTTTTTCCTCATATTGATAATTTGTCACAGGTATCGTTGGAGTAATTGTTTTTAATTCGTTTGCTCTTTCATCAAAAAAGGTAACAGAATATGTTGACTCTACCTGAAATCCTGCTTTTACGATTACAACATCTCTAGCATCTTTTATCTCAGTAGTTTCATAATGGTGAATACCACCTATCAAATTTTCATACGTCTCATATCTATCAATCATAATCTCTTCAAAAGAGTCATTTGATATTGGCCATTCGTTTTGAATATTGACTACATTATTTGCCAATAGAACCAACCAATCAAGAGTTGAATCATTATAAATTTGAAACGCTACATTATCAGGTCTATCATTACCTTGCACTTGATACTTAGTGAAGAATGTTAGATCCTGGAAAATATCTTCTCTTAAAAAACCTCTTTTAAAAAGATTTTTGACCGTGATATAATCTGATATCTTTGCGTCAGGAAGTCTACTGACATATTCAAAGTTTGGAACTTCTGAAAAATAACTTGACATCTTAGAAACCTATTTCTGTGTCTGGTGCGTTTTCTGCATTACCATAGTCCTCGTTATAGACAGGATCAAGTTCTTTGAATTGCATTTGCATTTCATAAGAAACCATCGCACCATCTTCAAAGGTAGCATAATTATTCTCTGGCGTATAATTAACGGACAGACCTATGAGAGCACACTCTTTAAACTGGTTTAAGAAATTATGATCTTCTGTTCTTCTATGACGATATTGAAGTTGAAAAGTATGTGGTGCTTTTACGAAAAGATTTGAGTCTGTTCTTTGTGGTGACATCCCTTGTTTAAAAAATCTAATTATTTTGACAATTTCTTTGCTTTCAAGATCATCTCTTGCAGACATTTTAAAAGTAAAGTTGAAAGGTCTTAATATAGGACCATTAAAAAGAAGTTCAAGGTTAGGATTTAAAACTGATCCTTGTGTTCTGGCAAGAATTTGATCTATGGGAACACCTACTGCTGCTGCGGTGAAGTATCCCTTCACTGCGTCTTGTAATTCGCCAGAATTATTACTAACGTTTCCTAATTGTCCTGCAACTGTGTTTGCTGCATCACCTAAACTCTTATTAAAAGCGTCCATGGCAATACCAACACCTGCTACTTGAATTGGATTCAGTCTGCCATCACCCCACCCTGCTTGATTTTGATCTTGAATTCCTGCAGGAATTGGTAGTGTCACCGACCCAATAGAGGTTCTGTTCTTATCTTTTAACGTATCTCT